CTTCAGGTTTTCAGCATCGCCGCTGGTGTTGTGGGCCTGCAGAATGCTGTAGGCCATGGTGCCGGTCTTTGCATTTGCGATGGCTGCTGTATCAAAGCCCTTTGCGGCCAGGGCTGCGTCTGCATTGCCGTCTGCGGGCACCCACTCGCCGCGGGCATAGTATGCGCCGCCGGTGCTGCATTTGATCATATCCAACATCTCGATTCGCCTCTCTTTTTCTGTTTCCCGCCCGCCGCAGTTTGCGGGCACTGCCCCGGCAGGACGGCCAGCGGCCCCCTGCCCCGTTACGATCACGGATCGTATCGTTTTTTTATTATAGCATGAAACCATGGAAAGAAAAAGCACTTTTTCCGAATGAACTGTGAACAGACCGCAAAGCCTCTCCATCCGCTCGACCGCAGCATGTGCATATCATCCCCTTTCCGGAATACAAGCATAAAAAAAGCACCCAAGAACCATCGTTCTCAAGTGCTTTTCTTCATGCCGCCGACGGGGGTCGAACCCGGTCCAGAACTTTTCCGGCGAAAAACCGGCATGCACATTCAACGTACTTCCGTTAAATTCCGAAATTCACTTCTCCGGGAAGGAAACCGTAAACACGGTGCGAGAAATAGAAACGTGTTACAAAATGTGTTACTTCTCAAGACTTTCCGGATCAAGAACCCTGCTGAGAACGTTGTCCAGGTCTGCGGCAGTCTGCACATCCTCGCCATGAATAAGATGCGCGTAGATCCCGAACGTGTCCATCTGGCGGGAGTGGCCAACCAAGGGCTTGACTTGTCCCTCTGGCAGCGTTTTTGCCAGTGATACGAACGTGTGCCGGAGATTATACGGCGGAACATAGTGCAGGCCGTTGGCCTCGCAGTAGCGCCGCCAATATTTTCTATAGGTGTCCTCACAGGAGATGCCAAACACGCTCTCCTGCCCGCCTGTCAGCTTTTTCTGTGCCTGCAGAATAGCGGCCGCACTATCGGTGAGTGCAAAGGCGCGCACAGCGTTGTCGTTCTTGCCGCGGGTTTCCTCGCCACGGGTGTTTATAGCTCGCCGGATCTTCACCCGGCCACCCTTAACGTCCTTCCAGCTCAGTCCGATCAGCTCGCCCGGACGAAGGCCAGTCACAACGCTAAACCTGTACGCATTGACATAAGGATCCTCGATCAGTTTGCCGTCCAGGATCGTAGTGTCCACCTCAAAAAGTGTACGCAGATCCTCCGGCTGCAATATTTCTTTTTCCTTGGAGCGTGCACCCTTTGGCACATGCAGTTCTTCCGGCCGCAGAGTGGACATTTTGCTCAGGCGCAGCCATTTGCAGAACATGGTCAAATCCGTGCACATGTTGGAAAGGTATTTTTTGCTCAGTCCTCCTGCAAATCCTTTGTTGATGATGGCTTGCAGCTGTTGTTCCGTCAGGTCTCCCACACGCCTCCGGCCAATGACTGGACGCACCCAGACGTTCCACCGGCTCTGGATCGGTTCCCAGTTGGAGCGGCTGGTGGTCAGTTTCAGCTCGCCGATCCACTGCGGATAGGCTGCTTCTACCAGCATCCGAGTATTGCTGATGCCGTCATCCAGCCATGCGTCCGCCTTTGCATTGGCTTCACGCTGGCCGGTGCGGCCGGGCTTTGAGCTGGTAAAGGATCTGCGCACGCCATTCTTTTGGACGTTGATCTGCCAGCGCTGCTGATTCGGCAGCCAGGCTGCTGTGTTGGTTCGTTTTCCCATAAAATGCACCTCCACAGATACACTTTGACAAGCCTGCCCGGAGGTGGTATCATAGTCTGTGCAGAGTCGCAATTCTGTAAGATCGTGACGCCATCCGGCAAGCGGTTCGGGATCCCTCCACTGGTGCTGGTAACACCGGTGGAGGGACTTCTTTTTATTTAGTTGTTTGTGCGGTAGATGGCTTCCATGCCCTGGTCCGGATGATAAGACCAAGTCACAGTTACATTGTCAATGGATTCTTTCTGGCGCCCGTCCAAAGCTCGAGTTTTCAGCATTTCTTCATAGAGCCAGTCAGGTAAACCCAGTGCTTTATTAAGCGTTTCAATATGGTCGAGTCCCGCCTCGATCAATCTTGAGTCTCCGCCCTTCTGATTATAGGGATTTGTGTCGATCATGAGGTAGGAGTTGTCATCAGCAACAGTAATCATGCGATCTGAGTACACTTCATAGAACTTCTTGAAAGTTTCCGTAATCGATTTGCCGTGGTCAATAGCCGCCCACACAACATTACCAAACGGTGTGCTCACTTTTTCGCCCTTTTCATTTGTCGTGACAACTTCACTGGCCAAGAAAATAGGAGAGCCATCGCCTGCTGTTTGCTGATACAATCCCTTCAGTGTAAGCTGCTGGTTATTAAGCGCAGCCTTGGCATACTCATACTGGGTGTCTTTAATTGCTGCATAGAAACGCTGTCCATCTGCGGAGACAACCGAGAAACATTTGTAATTTGCATCTTGATAAGGATAAGTTGATTGATCTTGCCCTGCATAAGTGTAAAAATACCCGAAATCTGTCTGGCCTGAAAATTCTGTGGCGGTCCATTTGCTGTAGTTTGCCGCAAACGCAGGTACTGCCAAAGCAAGGCACAGCATCGCGGTCAATAATAAAGAGACAATTTTCTTTTTCATGATCAACACTCCTTTTTATTTTTTACCGGAACGATTCCGATAATACATGTTTTTACCCCTTCAGTTCCTTCACCGCCCGGTCAAAGTCCGACACGATCTTCTGGGTGGGGTTGAACAGATCATACTCCGCTTCTGCCTTCTGCTTTGCCTGCCGGGCAGAAATCTTGCCCTTGTCCGGCAGAATGTCGTAGCGTCGGAACGATAAAAACTCGTTGATGCTGGCGGCGAACTGTTCCATGGTGAAGGTGTTTTCCCGCTCGATCAGATCTTCAATGTAGTCAAAATAGCCGGACACGGTACGCTCCAACTGCCGGATCTGCTTCTCGGACAGATAATTCTTCGCCACGGACACATCCGACTTGAGCACACGGCCCTCCGGAGCGTTCTTCCAGGTGGTCAGGCCCATGTGCTCTTTGGTGTGGTCTGCCCTGGTGTACACGATCTCCGCCGCCGTCTGCCCGGTGATGGCATAATGGAACTTGTTCTGCACCATGGCATAGAAGTCCTTGGTCACCGGGGAGTTACGGTCATAGTCGATGCTGCACTCGGCAAAGATGTCCGTCACCTGCTGCCAGATGCGGCGCTCACTGGCACGGATGGAGCGGACACGCTCCAGCAGCTCTCGGAAGTAGTCCTTGCCAAAGGCATCCTTTCCCTGTTTCAGGCGCTCGTCATCCAATACGAAGCCCTTGGTCATGTACTCCTTGAGGATGCCTGTGGCCCAGATACGGAAGTGCGTGGCCCGGCGGGAGTTGACACGATAACCCACGGAGATGATGGCATCGAGGTTGTAAAACTGTGTTGGATAGTTCTTTCCGTCTGCGGCAGTTGCCGAGATTTTCTCGGTAACTGAATTTTTGTCCAACTCACCAGAAGAAAAAATATTCTTCAGATGCAGTGAGATATTATCCGTAGAGCATTCAAAAAGTTCTGCCATTCCCTTTTGGGACAGCCAAATGCTTTCCTCCTTCACGATCGCATCAACCGAAACATTTTCTTCCGCAGAACGGTAGATCAAAAACTGAAAGTTGTTCTCCATCTTTTCTCCTCTCACCCCACCCAGTGGGTCCAGCCCACGGCCTTGCCCTCGATCTGCACGTTGTTCAGTTCCGGGCCGGTGTAGACCATGGGCGCATAGGCGGCGTTTGCGGGCATCAGGGTCAGGGTGCCGTTCTGGTAGTACACCCGCTTGAGGGTGGCTTCCTCGCCGATGCGCACCGCGGCGATCTCGCCGTTTTCCACCTCGGGCTGGATGCGGATATACACCACGTCCCGGTCATGGATGCCGGCACCCTCCATGCTGTCGCCGTGGCAGATGAGGGAGAAATCGCACCGGATGTTCTCCGGCACGTCCACGATTTTTTCAATGTTCTGCTGGGCCAGGATGGGCGTGCCGCAGGCGATGGAGCCCACCAGCGGGATCTTCTTCATCTTGGGCATCGGCTCAAACCCCTTCGGGATGGGCCGGGGTGCGGGGGCGGGCTGGGAGCGCTCCGCTTCCATTGGTACATCATAGCCCATGAGCCATGCCGGATTCACGTCCAACGCCTCAGCAAAGACCTGCACACGGTTTTGCTTTGCCTCATAGCGTCCATTTATATAACAACTTATAGTGCCTTCTGCTACCTTCGTTTTCTTGGAGAGGTCTGCGGCCTTCATCCCTCGTGTCTCGAGAGCCTGTGATAGCCGACTTGCGAAATCGCTCTTTTTCATTTGAACGTACCTCCGTCATGTCTTATTCACAGTATAGCGCCATTTTATAGAAAACGCAAGGCATTTTTCAAAAATCTTTAGAAAACGTATTGACTTTAGAAATCGCAAGTTGTATAGTATTGGCAAGGAGGTGATACAAATGGATTACTTAAATCTGCTTGGCCGCATCCGCGCCAGAGGTATGACGCAGAGCGATGTTGCGCAGAAAATCGGCATTTCTCCTACAACTTTAAACAAAAAGTTGCGTGGTCACACGGACTTCACTCAGACCGAAATCCGTGATTTATGCCGTGTCCTCGCAATCCCTGACGCAGAAATCCCCGCTTATTTTTTTGCCGCAAAACTTTAGTTTTCGCAAGTCTATTCCAAAGGAGGTGAAGAAGATGGAGAACCACAAAAAGCCCAGCTGGAAAGAACGGCTTTCCAACTGGACAACGGCAGAGTTGATGAGACTTGCACTTTTCTTCCAGTGCATCGCACTGGTTTTTCAAATTGCCGCACTCATCCTAACAATTGTAAGATTAGCGTTATGAGCGCAGCCAAAAAGGACGCACCGCCAAAAAACGCGGCCGCAAGGGAAACCTTATAGCTTTTGAGAGCGAGCTCTCTATTCTTCTTGTTTTCCTCGGTTTGCTCTTTTTGGTCAGCTTCCATCATCTCTAACATTTTGCGAATATCTTCCGCGGAACCAAGTTGGGCGTTTGCCAATTTTTCCTTGCGAGCAATCGAATTTTGTATCATTCGATTTTCTTGCTCTTGTTGTTCCGCAAACTGCCTCATGACATCATGAACCTGCCAGGCACTGTTAAGATTATCGTAAAGACCCATACAACACGCCTCCCTTCCTCTTAAGTATACCGCAGAAGGGAGCCACCCACAAGGAGGTGAAGAAGATGAAAGACTTCATTGAGGAGAACTGGCGCACCATTGTGCTAGCAGCGGCCACAACCATTGCAGTGCGTTTATTACTAGGGTGGTGATGATGCTGACGATGATCGGCAGCCAAAGTGAACTCAGCATCATATCCCGGCGCTTATCTTTTAAGTATTCCTCATAAACAAAATAGAAATCCGAAACGTGATACTTGCTGGTTTCGATGGGACAGCCAAATCCATCTATACCATCTGTATCTGGAGACACAAGCTCGAAGAATCGCAGCGAGTGGACTTCATTCCAGTCACATTCTCGATGCGGATGATTTTTTATTTCCTTCAAAAGTTCTTTATCTTTTGCACTCAGAACAATATTTTCGCAATCCGACTTTTGGTGAACCATAGAATTACCTCTTTCCGATTTTCTTTCATTTTACCGCAAGAAAGAGGTATGCACAAGGAGGTGAACACCATAGACAACAACAAAAAGCCCAGCGAACCTGTGGAAGAGGAACGCTGGGCGGAAAGTTCAGCTGGAAAAGCATACCTGAGTGAACTCTTTTCCGAAGGGCGTTAATTTCACAATGCCATTTTGTTGTGTTACAGACGTGTGTCTCATATCATCAGGAGTATTCTCGTTTTCCATTGCTTGATATATAGAAAGTGTAATTCGTGACCTTTGCATAATTTCTGTATTTTCAAATGGCTCATATACCGTTTTGTCCAACAAAAGCTGTCCATAAATGATTTCTATCAGCCCCTGGCGCTCCAGTGAACTCAACGACGCGGCTTGCAATTCCAGTTCATCTGCTGTTTTCATTTTGGAGTTTACCAAGAAACAGTGTGTGAACGATACATACTCGCCACCACCAGAAAGATTGAACTTATATCTGGCAATTGGGTATACCTCTTTTTTTCTGAACAGTGAAAGGTTTTCTGCATCCAGAGGAGACATCTGCGCAATTATCGCTGAGAAGGAAGGGTGAACCTTGCTTTGATAACGTTCATCTGCTGCATTTGCCAGTAAATTCTGAAACATTTCTCTAATTTTCGGCTCATCCATGCAGTACTTGGCATTTTCGACAGCAGGACCTACCACCTGCATACGAGGTTCAACCAAGCATTCTTCTGGTTTTGCATTCAACTTGTCACTCAGTGATTTTTTAAACTCTTCTAGATCATGTGCTTGTTGCAACCTCATCTTTTCTGCTGAAAAATGGATTTTGCTTGTTGCCATTGCAAGAAGATCTCCAAAAAGAGTTCCAATCTGATTAGCACCGGGGTTCAGAACAGCCTTTACAGGTTCGTCAATGCAACTTGGTACGGCATTGATGTTAAAGGTGTTGCCGCTATTCTTCTCATCACTCATCTTATCATTCCTTTCTTTGGGAGGTTCTATGGACAAACTTATTCTGATTATTAAAATACTCGTCACTGAGCAGAAAGTCAAATTTTATACAGCAGTCTGCCGTGTGTGCGAAAGAATCGAACGTTATATCAAAACACATCGAAAATAAGGAGGTACATCTTCACCATGAACGACATCATCTTATCCACCCAGAACGGCGAACCGGTGGCATCCAGCCGGGACGTCGCCAAGCGCTTCGGCAAACGCCATGACCACGTCATCCGCGACATCGCGGAAATCGTGAAGAGCTTCCCCAAAAATAGGGACACCCCGCTGTTCTTCAAGACCGAGTACGTCCACCCTCAGAACCACCAGAAGTACCCCATGTACCTGATGAACCGGGACGGCTTTTCGCTGCTGGCGATGGGCTTTACCGGCAAGGAGGCCGCCCAGTGAACGGCCGCAACAAGCGCTGGGCAGAACAGCGCTGGGACGCCCTCCAGCCTGACCGGCTGGCACACATCCGCAAAAAGAAGGAGGACAAAAGCCATGAGAAAGCCAAGAAGCCCTTACCTGAAGCTGGCCCGCCTCATCGAGGACGAAGGGTTTGAGCATCGGGAGTTTGCCAAGCTGGTCGGCATGGGTGAAAGCACCCTGTCCACCCGCCTGAACCCGAAGCCGGAGCAAAAGAACAATGAGTGGCGCCATTACGAGATCACCGCCATTTGCAGGGAGCTGCACATCCCGCAGGAGCAGATCGGAGAGTATTTCTTCCCGAAGGTTGAGAAAGGAGCATGAACATGAAGGCAAAACTTTACATCGACAGTGAGGACTCGACCATCAAGGTCGAAGGTGGTCCCAGCGACGTGCTGCATCTTCTGGTGTGCGCAATCGCGCAGATTCTGAAGAGCTATTTCCCGGACGATTTTGAGCGGCAGATGGGCTGGGCGTCTGGACTGCTCTACAACACGATCCGCGCGCTGAAAGAGGAGGACGACGATGAAGATTAAGTCAAGAGTATGGCACTGGCTGGCCGTGGCCTGCGGCAGTGTGGGTCTGGTGCTGGGCATGGGTGCCGAGGGCACCGCACAGACGGGCGGCGCGATCAATGGCAACACCTTCACCACAGCGGTGGTGCTGGTCCTGCTGGGGCTGCTGTGCATGAAGCTGGGCTTCCTGGCGCAGGACCGTGAAGAACGGGAGGGCAAGGGCGGCCGCTATGGCAAAATCACCCGCAACCACGCCCTGCCGGAGCGCAGCAGCCGAGGCGCATGACCGGGCCCCGATCGGTCAACTGGTACACCATCTACGACGCCCAGACGGACGAGATCGTGGCCTGCGGCACCGCGGACATGATCGTGCAGCAGATGGGCTATGCCAGCAAGAACAGCTTTTTCAGCGCGATCACCCACACGAGAGAGCATCACAACAACAAGTACATTTACCACATCGAAAAGGTCTCCCGCGCAAGCTGGGAGAAAATGAAAAGGAAGGGTTGAGTATGAAGATCACAATTGACTTGGAACCGGGCGATCTGATCTCCGTCCACTACGATGACAAGATGCCCCCGCATGTCGCTCTTAACACCCTGATGACCACGACCGTCAACGTTTTTGCACATTGCCTGCGCAAGAATATGACGCACGAGGAGATCAGCACCTTGAGCCACAAGTTCGGCAAGGCCATGGAGAGCGCTGCCCTTGCACTGTACAAGCTGGAACAGGATGGTGTGCCCGGCGGGTTCTCCGGCAAGGAGGCGGCTTTCCTCAAAAAGCTGTTTGAATCATGACCAGGCAAAAAGAAAGAGCCTGCCCGTGCGCCAACACGGACAAGCCCAACATGGATGACTTCTCACCAGAGTATACCATGGACACGGCCCAGTTGCAATATGCAGGCATCCTCTACTATGCAACGGACGGCTGCGGGCATAATTTCAAGGCATCCACCGTCCTGCGGATGGATAGCACCCAGTTTGGCGATCTGATCCACTGGTTTGACTATTACCTCAAAGGCAGCAACCCGCCGCCTGCCCTGTACCATCTGGAGATGCTGCTGCAAAACCTCGAATACCTGCGCGGCGGGCGGCAGTACCTGTACAACTCAATCTATGACATCCAGAGATTGGAGGCATACCCATGAAAACCGTAAAAATCGTATACGAATCGTATGACGCCCCGCATGACCCTGCGCCCCGTGAGCGCGTCATATCTCTCACGCTGAAGGACAAGGACGCGGACACGCTACTCCGTGTCCGAACGCCTTATAATCGCACCGAGAACATCACGCTTGACGGTGATCGCCTTTATACTTCCCTGTGGTCCATGGAGCACCTGATGGGCCGGTATATGATTCTTGGATGCAAAGTTTTGAGCATTGATCCGGCTTGACCGATGCCCTCCGATGATGGCAGGAGGTAAAACAAAAGCCATTGCCAAGTGTACAAAGCACAGAAAGAGGTGATTTTGATGGGCCGTATGGTACCAGTTGACGAGTGGGCAGAGATCCACGGCAAAACACATGCCACGGTCATGCGCAAGATCTATGCGAACGCATGGCCGCAGGCGCAAAAGGTCTATCAGAACGGCAAGTCCGTGTGGCTGCTGGACGAGGATTGGCTGTGGCCCCTGGCCATGGCTCCGACCAAACAGGCCAAGCTACTCTGTGAGATCCGGAGCCTGATGCCGCCGGTGGTCTATGCGACCACGGCGGACGGTGTGGTCATCTGCATGGTGACTTGCACCAAGCACACCCACATTGCCTGCGGCGTGACCGCGGACGAGATGAATGATCTTTGGAAAGCCCCCCGGCGGCACGTTCGGCCGCACAGGCAGCCTTGCAATATGGTTGGCTGCACCCGCTGGCTGATCCGAGATCCTACAACGAGAAAGGAGAGCGTTTGCAGAATGTCTACAACCGCAAAAAGTAACGCGAAAAGCACCACCCGCAGAAAGCCCGTCCAGAGCGCGCAGGAGCGCCCGGCGACGCAGGCGGTACAGTTTCCCCTGTTTGCCCCCAAACCCCGTCAGACAGCCCCGCAGGAGGTGCAAGTGGTCATTTGCGAGTGCAGTGCAGATGCCGTGCGCGTCCGGCTACTGCCTGACCCCGCTGCCGTCTGGTGCATGATGGATGAGACGTTTGGCACGCTGGGCTGGACGCGGCGCTACTACTTCGCAGATGGCCGTCTCTGGTGCGGCGTGGGCGTGTATCACCCGCTGATGAACAACTTCGCCATCAAGGACGCAGCTGCCCCGGCGGGCAAGCTGCAGATCTCTAACCCCGACAAGTGGAAGGAAAACGGCAGCTTTCTGGCTGCTTGCGCGCTCTGGGGTGCCGGTGCTGACGTGATGGCACTTCCCTCCCTGACCTTTGCCGCCGATCAGGTCAGCATTGACCCGGTGCACAAGCGGGCAAAGAACCCCAACGACCCGCCCACGGTGGCGGGCTACCGTCTGCACAGCGCTCTGACCGTGGACAAGCTGCTGCGGGCTGAAGATGGGCACATCATCGGTGCGCAGCTGCTGCAGGGAGAGCGTAAAGTGGTATGGCAAGCAGAGTGATCGGCCGCCTGCCGGTGGTGTATTATCCACAGACCGGCAAGCTGGAAGTGGAAAGCGCCGGGGAATTTGTGGAAACTCAGCTCTTCCAGCGGCTGGATGAACTGGCCAAGGACAAGCCCCTGCGCCTGACCCTGACCGTGGAGCCAGAGCACCACAAGCGTAGCACGGCCCAGAACAGCCTCATGTGGGCACTGCTCACCATCATGGCAGACCATTACAACGGCGGGCGCACCGGCGGCGTGACCCCGGAGGACTGCTATCTGGAGATGCTGGAGAAGTACGGTGCCAAGGTAGATTATCTGGAAGTCCCGGCGGGTGCTCTGGACATCCTCCGCGGCTGTTACCGCATCGTCCATGTGGTGGAGATCCTGGACACCAACCGCTGCACGGTCAAGTGCACACAGGGTTCCAGCACCTTCACCACCGGCGAAATGAAAGCACTGATCGACGGGATCTTTGACCGCCTCGCTGAGATGGGCGTCAATGATCCCGTGGTAACTGCTTATTGGCAGGAATGGAGTGAACCATGAAACGCAAACGCTTTGAAAAGCTGATGATCTCGCAGCATAAATCACAGGCTCGCGATATCCGGCAGTCTATCCGTGCCATCATCGAACTGCGCCACTACTCTGAGGGACACAAGGGCATCCTGATGGTCTACAACGAAAAAGCCAAGTGCTTCGCAGAGGCCAAGCTGTACCCTTACGGCGAAATGTATGCCCGGATCCAGAGAGGTCAGGGCGCTATTGGAAAGGAGTCTTGACAGATGACCAAGAAAATGACCCGCAAGCGCTTTTACAAGCTGCTGATGGCTCACGGAGCCAACCGGAACACCGCACGAGACTTGGCGGAGTGTGTCAAACTCGCCCGGCGGGCTTACTTTATCGATGGCTTCACCGTTGAATTTGTCAACGGACAGAAGTATCACGTTGGGAACGTGTACTCTTACCGCGGGGCATACGAGAACACGCAAAAGGATGGGGTGCCGCTTGTCTAAAAGCATCATTCAGGCAGGGCGGGAGTGCTATATCTGCCGCCGCTGGTATGCGGTAAAAACCACGCGCGGGCTGGAGGAGCACCACATCCTCAATGGGCCGCTGCGCAGCTTCTCTGAGCGGCACGGTCTCAAGGTCTGGCTGTGCCACCAGCACCACAACGAGCCGGGCATGAGCCCGCACCACAACGCCGCCTGCGCCCAGACCCTGAAAGCCGTTGCGCAGGCAAAATATGAGGAGAAGAACGGCCCCGGCGCACACGCTGCATGGATGGCCGCCGTTGGAAAGGACTATATCAATGCTTAATGTTACCGCTATCATGGGCCGCCTTGTGGCGGATCCTGAGCTCCGCACCACCCCGGCGGGCGTGAATGTCTGCCGTTTCCGCATTGCCTGTGACCGCAATTTTGCAAAGCCCGGCGAGCAGCGTCAGGCCGATTTTGTGGATATCGTGGCATGGCGGCAGCAGGCGGATTTTGTGTGCCGCTACTTCCAGAAGGGCAGTCTGGTCGCCATCAATGGCCGTCTCCAGACCAACAACTATCAGGACAAGAACGGCAACAACCGTACATCCGTTGCCGTGGTGGCGGACAACATCAACTTTGCGGGCTCCAAGGGCACCAGCAAGCCGGTGGACGAGGGCGGCGAGGCTGCCCCGCGCTCTGATGCCTGGCCGAAAGCAGACCCGCCTGCAAACTACGGCGGCGTGGACGATTTTGCAGTGATTGATGACAGTGACGATCTCCCGTTTTGATTCAGGAGGACAAGCAGGATGAGAAAAGACGGATATGTTGTGGTGCAGCCGTGGATGGTCACAGACTACAACCTCAACGGCAACAAACTCTTGATTTATGCCCTGATCTGGGGTTTTTCACAGGACGAACAGTCTTGCTTTTATGGCTCTGTCAGCTACATTGTGGAGTATTTCAAGCTGAGCAAGCGGGCCGTGCTGAACCTGCTGGCTGAACTGGAAAAGGACGGCCTAATCCGCAAGTGGACTGAGCCGGTAAACGGCAGGCCCACAAACAGGTATGCAGCGCTTCGCCCGGCGGCGTGCGCTTCTGCGTCTGATGGGTGCAAAAAATGCACCGGTGAAGAAAATGCACCGGTGAACAATGTGCACTCTGATGGGTGCAAAAAGTGCACCTCTACCGGTGCAGAATGTGCACCCAAGAAAGAAAATAATAATAAAAGCGAGAATAAAGGGCCGTCCGCAACTCGTTTTTCACCACCTACGGTGGAGCAGGTCAGAGCGTATTTCCGGGAGCGTGGTGTCCCGCCCGCTGATGCCCAGACTGAGGCTGACAAGTTCGTTGACCGGTACGAGGCTAACGGGTGGATCGTGGGCAAAACCAAGATGAAGGACTGGAAAGCGGCAGCGCGTAACTGGCTGAGGAACCGGAAAGAGTGGGGCCAGCCCGCTGCACAGCCTGCAACCCCGTATGGCGGGCGTACATGGGAGGATCTGTGATGGACGTGCAAAGCGTATTGATAGGCGCGCTGCTGATGGACGATCAGCTGGCACCGTATTCCCTGCCGGAGTTGAGCATTGAACATTTCCGGCCTGAACTGCAGCCCACCTTTGCAGCCGTGCAAGGGTTCTGGATCACAAAGGGCATTCTGGATATCATGCAGATTGTGGCAAAATACCCGGATCAAAAGCAAAACCTGATGTCCTGCGTGTCCTCCTGTGAGAGCGAGTGCATCCGCATAACCCGTGACCGCGTGGAAGAATGGACGCGGATCATCATGGAGGATGCTGCAAAGGTGCGTTTTCAGAGCCTTGCCTTTAAGGCCGTGGATGCTGCAACCGCCTTTGATGACCTGCCGGATCTGTATCAGCAGATGGGTCAGGCGCTGGATATCCACACCGAGAAGGGAGACTTTCAAAGCGTAGGCGAGCTGCTGGATGATTATATCCGACACTTGGGAGAGAAACCCCGGTACATCCGCACCGGTCTGTCCAAGCTGGACGAAAACCTGCATCTCGTCCCCGGCAACTATTTCGTGATCGGCGGCAGACCCAGCGCGGGCAAGACCGCTCTGAGCCTCCAGCTTGCTGCCGGGATGGCAAAGCAGGGCAAGCGGGTGTGTTATTTCTCGCTGGAAACAGACCCGGCCACCCTGCAGGCGCGCCTGATCGCAAACCAGCTGTACGCTCCTCTCTCGGCGGTCAAAAATAAAACGCTGTCCATGAACGAACTTGACCGGCTGGCCGATATGAAGCGCTGGCCGCTGTTCATCCGTTCCGCAGCTGGCAAGGGTGTGGCGTGGATCAAGGCACAGGCCCTCCGAATGAAAGCAGATATCATTTTCGTGGACTATTTGCAGCTGATCCATGAGCGTGGCAGCAGTGACCGGTACAATGCAATCACAGAGATCTCCATTGCGCTGCATGAACTGGCCCAGACAACCGGCATCCTCGTTGTGGCGCTGGCCCAGCTGAACCGCAACGCTGCACGGGCAGAGCCGTCCAACGCGGATCTGCGTGAATCCGGCCAGATCGAACAGGACGCGGATGCTATTTTGCTGCTGTCTGCTGACGGTGACACCTATTTCAGCCGCCTGACCAAAAACAAAGAGGGCCGCGTGGGCAATGCCGGGCTGGAATTTGACAAGATGACGCAGCGCTTTACCTGCGTGACCGCAAATTAACAAAAGGCTGCCCGGCGGGGCGCAAAGTCCTTGCATGGGCAAAGCTGCCGGAGCCATACGGAGGAAAATGAAATGCGTGTACTTATAGCTTGCGAGGAGTCACAAGCGGTTTGCAAAGCGTTTCGACTGCGGGGACATGAGGCGTATTCTTGTGACGTTCAGGAACCGTCTGGAGGACACCCTGAGTGGCACATACACGGAGATGCTTTGGCACCTCTTGATGGGGGGCAGGTCATAACGATGGACGATAAAAGTCACTACATTGACGCATGGGATCTCTTGATTGCACACCCGCCTTGCACCTACTTATCCAAAGCCGGCGCAAACCGTTTGATAGTCAACGGAAAAATTCAAGAACCTCGGTATGAGAACGGAATCCGAGCACGAGATTTTTTTCTGAAATTCTGGAATTCCGATGTGGAACGGATTGCGATAGAGAACCCTGTCCCTATGAAAATTTGGGAACTGCCCCAATACAGCCAGATCATTCAGCCGTATATGTTTGGAGATCCGTATATAAAGACAACTTGTTTGTGGCTGAAAAATCTTCCTATGCTTTTCGCAACAGATGTTGTTGTGCCGACCTCTAAATGGGTGTCTGCATCAGATCACCGTGCAAAAAAGACCGGTGACGCATGGGCGAAAAGTGGACACAGGAGCGCAAAGGTAAGAAGCAAAACATTTCCCGGCATTGCAAATGCAATGTCTATGCAATGGGAGCCTAAATAGACAACGGAGGAGGATGCAGTCCGATGATCTATGAAGAAAAAAAGGAATGGTTGCGGCGGTACCGCAAAGCCGCAAAGCTGGAAAAGATCAAGTTGGAAGAGGTAGAGCGGTACCGTACAGACGCGGAGCATATCACGCAGGTGCTCTCCCCTGTTCCCGGCGGCGCTGGTGACGGTCAGGCATTGCCCAGATCTGTGGAGCGCATCGCGGATGCAATGCAGGCAGCCAACGCGCAGGTGATGGAGTGTCAGAGGATCTGCAAGGAGATCCTGAGCGTCATGAACCAGACCGTGGACATACAGGATTACGAGATCCTGTACCTGCGGTACATCGGCGGCAAGAAGTGGGAGCAGATTGCCGTCAAGATGGGCATGGAAGTAAGCAGCGTATACAGACGGCACAAGAGAGCCGTCAAGGCGCTGGACGTCCCAGAACGCCAGTAAATACCATGTTTTGGGGGCACTTTGCAATACAATACCATGTTTTGAGGGCAACTTGCACTGTTTTTCAATGTTTTGCCTGTGATATTATTAGACTGCGAAAGCCGCAAGGAGCTGGACAACATCCAACACCCTGCGGCTTTTGTATTGCTCGGCTGCGACAGGGGAACAACCTTTATCGACCAACAGCCTGAATGTACCAGCCGGGCATTTTGCTTTGCTATCCAGCGGCACCGTCCGGGCCTGTACCCGGCGGGGCCTTTGAATAGACGCGGGTTCTGGACATCATCCCACAATGTGCATGGCAGCATAGCCAAGCGGTTTCCCTTCCATTCTGACCAGCAAGCTGCCGTTGCGGGCAGCTGTGCACATCCCATGCCGTTGTAGCTCAAGCAGAGCACCGTCCGGTCAGGGCGGGTCACGATGCCGGTTCAAGTCCGGCCAACGGCTCCATATTTACCACCCCCGGCCTCGTTTGTACCCCGGGGTCATTTTATACCCTGCCCCTGCCGCGAAGCACCCCGGCCCTGCAAAAGGCCCCGGAGTGTTTGCCGGGGCACAAGATCTGCCTGCCATTGCGCAGGCTTTTTTGTCTGTCAGGAGGTGGATTGCATGGGCAACCCGCGCTATGCCAACGGCCAGCTGCGGCGGCGCAACCGGGCCCGGCTCCGGGCGATGGGCGGCGAATGCGGCATCTGTCACGGGCGTTTCGGTCCGATCCATTACGATGAGCCTTCCGACGCACAGCACCCGCTATCCTTCGTGGTGGACGAGATCAAGCCCGTTTCCCGCTGGCGGGAGTTCGGCTACCCGTCCGCGCGGGCAGCAGCGGAAGATTGGAATAACCTCCAACCCGCACACTGGTTCTGCAACGCGCAGAAGGGCAACAAAACCGGGCAAAACGGCCCGAAAACAGGCAGATTCGTGCGGATTCCGCGCGTTTCCGACGGCGATTGGTGATGGGTGG